TCTGTCGTTAGAGGGAAAGCAAATGCAGTGAATCCGGTCGTATCAACATCAACAGTAATTGTGTTGGTAAAGCCGTTTACATCCGCTTGACCTATAGCAACAATCGTAGCTTCAGTACCGTCAAGTTCAGTCATACCAAATGCCAATGCAGTGACTGTAGGTATAACAAAACTAATCTGCTGTCCAACCGTATAACCATGCGTTACAGACAATGTCACAATGGCATTTGTTGCCTGTGAAATGTTTGTAATATATCTACGTGTTGGATAATACAGCGGATTGTAAGGTATACGACGGAATGTGCCTGCACCTGGATTGGCGTTAGCAATGCCTTGCATATAAGCAAGCGTGAAACTTGTTGTAGGAACAATTGTACCTACTGTAAAGTCCAAACCGCCTAATTGCTGTGCTCCGACCGTATTGTAAATACGTACAATATCGCCTGGATTAAGCGATGCTGTATTTGCCGTATTAACAACAGGAGGAACACCGTTCGTAATACCTGATAAAGCCAGCGATGGACCAGGAAGGTTCACCGAAGTATCAATCAGATAAAAGCCTTCATTAGCAGCTATCTGACCAGGAACAAGTGCATCTGTAACCGCAGTTTTGGTATAAATGACACCTTGCCCTTGGTTCATGCCGCGTTGCCAATAATATTGAACGCCTTGTCCAGATCCCGCTTGATATGTTTGAGATTCATTAAGAACCCACATATAGTCCAGATCAGAACGAAGTGCGATTGTTGTCGCTGTGCCTGTAGAAGTGAAACGACCTTGATTAGTTCCAGTAAATTCAACCATTGTTTCCTCCCTTATCTCAGCGTGCAGCGCATTGCGGTGAGCCACAAGTCATTGAGTATTCGGGGCACTTCTGCAAAAACATATCCAATTGTAATATTTTGGAAAAGTGGATCCGAAAAAACTGGCGGCCTGTATAAGAAACGCGCGGAATAGTTGTCCTGATCGATGCAGGCCAGCGATTCCATTCCCTGTACAAAGATTGTAAATACATCATTGCCTAGCGCTGAGGCATTAGGTGCAACCGCACCCACGGAAGAAAGCATGAAACGGGTATTGTTAACCGTTCCCCATTCAGAACGCAATACACGGTTATCATTTGGATAGTTCCATTTAGAAATGAAGCCATTAAGGTTATTCAAATCCTTTGATAAACGTGTATGTCCGAGTGCCAGATAGGCATCACGGACTGGACCTGTTCCGAATTTGTCTTCGCCGCCTATTGTATCAAGTACCATCCAAGCATCATTTGTCAATAATGCTGAGGTTACTTCATCAATATCAGCGATGGACAGATTAGAAGGCAAGTCTCCATTGCCGCCACCAGTGCAGTTATACATCGTTGCTGTGGCGCTCATCATGTCACGAGTCAGCTGATCTTCGGTCATCCTGAGCGACAATCCGAGCAATTCTGCTGTCTCATTAAGCACTGGATCTTGGTTTTGTAATGTACATTATTTCTGTTACTTTTTATGACCAAATATTTCTATTTGGCGAGACGAGCTCTTCGGCTCATCTTCTCTATGTCTCCATAGAGTTCAGACTTTCGCTTTATCTTTTCAGATATCCATCCGCTTAAGTCGTTTACGCTGGCTATTTTACTATTAATATGTATACTATAGTTAATAGCAAAGGATATAACATGATTAGCAAATATATTGCAAAAGATTATTCTATCGCTCAATTGGCCTATCTTGCAGGAATTCTTGATGGAGAAGGTTGTTTCGTTATTGGATGCTATGCATTTAGTAAAAAAACTGGAGTTCCGCATTTCCATACTACCATTCAAGTCACAAGTACGGATAGAATTCTTATCGAATGGCTCGTTGATAATTTTGGCGGAAAACTTTTTACTTATACTGCAAAACAAATGGCGAGCAATTGCAAACGCGTACCATTTAGATGGACTATATTTTCTGATCGCGTTAAACATTTGTGTGAATGCACGTTGCCATATCTCGTTATCAAGAAAGAGCAGGCTCAAATAATGATCGATATGCGCAATACATTTGAGAGAACAAGAATGCAAAAAGGCCAACAAGGCACACAGCCTATTGACCCTGATATTCTTAAGCTTCGTTATGAATTGTTCAATCAACTGAAATCTTTGCATATCCGTTAATCCTATAGCCTTGCGCAGTGTCACCCTCGTCTTTACGTTAGGGCTTCCACCTCAATTAGGACAGATTTAAAGCAGGCTACATTTTTAACCTGCTGGTTAATAGCGACGTAGAGGCCATAAAATGACATAGTCGCATCAATATCTACACGATTCAATGGGGTTGCAGGAGGCGTTGCTCCGCTAGGCCCTAAAGGAACCGGCGCAGTTGGCAATCTATCATAACGTGCCATACGTAAAGTTCTACCGCCCTTGGCTGGTAAACGTTTACCGAGTGCTCCTAATTTGTGGATAAGATTTGGAGTTCTTACCGATAAGAGTACGTCATCAAACGTCTGTTGTACCGGTGCCGGAAGGGTTGTAGGCGTTGTTATAGGCATAACAAACTCCCTTAGTACAAACGTAAATGTAATGACTGTGAGTCGGACGGATACTCTCATACGTCCATGAGCTGACGAAGCCCGATACGTCTGTGCTGGCGGGGCACGATACGCCTGTGCTAGCGAGGCACATTACGCTATCGATAGTATAGGCTCAAAAATCTTTATTATGCAAACGCTAATCGTTTCCGTTAAAATCGCCGTGTTTTTTGACTGCGATAATGTTTCTTAAATTAAACCACATTGCTGCTCTAACAGGCTTGCCATTTTTTATTCTACTAACATATTGAAGCAGAATCCAATCGTCATTGCTTTCCAATAAATCTATAAATGAATTCCATATGTCATAATCCATATTTAACATAAATTCATGTTGTTCTGTAAGAATTGATATCATTCTTAAATCGAATGTATTTTTATCAGTGGTATCTAAAGAATCGAATGAATGTTTTTCCATTTTTATTCCTTATTAACGGTTTCGTTTAGCTTCTTCAACCTGGCGGCGAAGTTGTTCTCTGCGTTCTTCTGTTAGTATCCGCCTATCATAATCGCCGACGCGCATCAACGGGGTTTCAGCTGTCTGAGGCCCTGCATTGGCAGCTGAACGAGGCTTTGATTTGTTTTCTTCTATCTTTTTATCAACTGCTTCATATTCATCAACAAGAATGCCGCTATTTTTGATCATTTTATAAGCAGCATAATAACGATCGCCCAGATTTGGATTAGCCATAACTGAACGGAATAAAGCCGGTTCTTTAGCCGAGAATTTTTTTAGAGTGTCTTCATTCAGCACAGAATCGAAATCGGCATATTGCACACGCATAACCCGTTCAGCATTTTCCAATGAACTTTGTTGCTGATATTGCTCAAGCTTTTTCTGAGTTTCTTCAAGTTTTTGTTCTAATTTCCGTGTGCGCTTCTTGAATTGCTTACCATCTACATAAAGATCATCATCAACGCCGCTATCATCCTCGTCTGCCAATTGCATTTTGGTTGAAGGCTGATTTTGGTTCATGTTTTCACGAACTATGCGTTCAAGTTCAAGATTTCTGCGCTCTATTTCCTGCGCTCGGCGTTCTGAAGCTTCAATTCTTTCGCGCATAAGCCGCATATTTTCATCTTTGCCAGATTCTTTAGGCTTTGCTGGTTCTTTTGGCTGCTCTTGAACAGTTTCTTGAGGTTGAAGTTCAGGAATTTGTTGCGTTGCTGCATCTAATTCGTCAAACATGAATTCTCCTTATTATCTGTAAATATAACTGCATCAATCTTCTCGCCATTTTCACGCTTTATCCACTCTAAAAGCTCGCCAGATTCCATCAAAATAACAAATTGAGCGAGCTGATAGCATTCTTTATCCCGTAAATATTGATCTTGATTGCGAATAATGTGGTGATAAAGAAGAGCATCAGGAATGGTCCACAAATATTCGAGATTTCCCGTACTATTATGATATTTCCAAACAGATTGCTTATAAACTGGCGTAGGACAAGAGCGCCGCGCCCAGACAACCGTTTTGGGTTGTCTGAGCACGGCTTCTGTAGTTGTTGTCAGACATATATAAAAGTCTTTACCTGCATAAATGGGAAGGATTTTGGATTTCTCTACTGTTTCCCATATTCCTTTAATGATGGCAGGCTCCATCTTGCGACGATATTCTATGATGTCATCTTCAAGGGCT